GATGGCCGCATATGTGGGCGCATCTGTCGCCGGGTCGAGCATCGGCCTCAAGCAATCCGATCGAGGACGATGATCCGTGGCAGGGCGCCGAGTCGGGCATGTGGAAATCGCACGGCGGCGAGTTTGTCGAAGGGCTGCTCTATCAGAGCGAGGCCGTGCGGCCGAACGATGACCGCTGCGATCCGGCCGACGATGGCTGCTGGCTGAATCGCTGGGAGGACGTCGTGCCGCGGATCGGTGCCGGCATGAACGGATGGCGCATCCTCGGCGGCCAGTATGTCGGCCTGGTCTACTTTGAGGGGCCGGCGTATTACTACTACCGCGGCCAATCGGACGATGCCTTCGCGCGCCGGATCGCAACGGCGGCACAGGGAATCTGCCAGAAGTATCGCGTGACATGCGGCTTTGGTAATGGGCTGCCGGAGTCGGGCCGATGACGTACCGACCGCTGGCCGGCGTGGCCGTCGTCGGCATCACTGGCGCCGCTAGATCTGGCAAGGACGAGCTCGCGCGCGCCATTATCCGCAACTATCCCGGCGCCGAGCGCTTTGCGTTCTCGGACGGTGTCGCCGCGATCGCACGTGCGCGCTACTTTATGGGCGCGCGCGATGCCGGACTGCTGCAACAGATCGGCACGCTCTACCGCAGCACGCGCGGGACGGAGGTATGGCTGCGGTGCCTGTATGGCGCCATTGCCGATCGTCGACCGCGGCTGGCCGTCGTGACCGGCATCCGATATCCCAACGAGCTCGACCTGATTCGGGCGCTCGGTGGCATGCTAGTCGGGATCGTTCGTCCAGGCCGGCCGCCGCTGACCGACCGAGATCCGGCGCACGAGGTCGAGTCGCATGTCGATGGGCTACTGCGCGAGGCGCCGATCGTCGTCGAGGCTGCCGAGTATGGCGAGGCGCGTCGAGGCGAGGCGTTTAACGCGCATGCGCGGCGCGTCCTGTCGCTGATCGTTGACGATGCTGCGGTCGTCGACATTACCGGAGCGCCGATCTAATGCATGCGCAGGTATTGGACTGGCTGGTAGAGACGCTCCGCACGCTACCGCCGCGGCATCGCGTCCTCGAGATCGGTTCAAAGGACATCAACGGCTCGGCGCGCTCGGTGATTGACGTGCCGGCGCAGCCGATTGCGCGGTATCTTGGCGTCGACACCTCGCCAGGGCGTGGCGTCGATCTCGTCGTGGATGGCGAGTTTGTCGAGCCAGACTTCCGGCCAGATACGATCGTTTGCTGCGAGGTGTTTGAGCATACGCCGCGCTGGCCACAGATGCTGGCACGGGCCTATACGCTGCTCGAGGATGATGGCTTCGTGCTGCTGACGATGGCGACCGATCCGCGCGGCGCGCATTCGGCCGTCGACGGCGGGCCGCTCCGGGCCGGCGAATACTACGGCAACGTGCCACCAGTGGCGCTCGTCGATACACTGGCCGCCTGCGGATTCGACCATATTCGGATCGCCGTAGCAGAGCGGCGCGGCGACCTGTATGCAGTCGCGCAAAAACCGGCGCGCGAATGAGACACGGCATCGTCATCGCGGGCCGTGCGGCCGCGCAGGTCGTTCTGGTTTCGGCGTCGTCCGTCACGCTGGCCGCCTATCAATCGACTGGCGGCCACGGCAGACTATTGGCAGCGGCGGCGATCGGATTCGCGATCTCGTGGGTATGGTGGGCGAACACGAGGGCCGCGTCGCTGACCACGACGCTAGGCGGCCGCTGGTGGTATGCCGGCGGCGCCGCGATTGGGACATACATCGGCGCGGGATTGGCGCGCTGGATCGTGCATCCCTGATCCCGTCAAAATAGCCCGTTGACATTATACCGGCGCGTCATATAACGTGTCGGGCGGTATGAAGCGGCCGTCACTTCAAGATCTCCTCGCGCGCCTGATGCGCGAGCGCCGGTGGACACAATCCGAGCTGGCGCAAGAGTTCGGTGTGTCGCAGGCGACGATCTCCCGGTGGCACTCTGGCGATCGCCGACCGTCGCGGCGTGGTCTGCGAGCGCGGCTGTTGGATCTGGGAGTCGATCCACGATGTCTTTAATAGCGAGGTCATATGGCGATGACGTTCACGGTGATCGGCAGCGTAGTGGCGCTGTTCGCGATGACGGCGGCAACGCGCTACGCGCGGCGTGCGATTCGGCGCTATCGAGTGCGCCGATTGCTGCGAGGGTGGGCGGCTCTCGATCGCCGCAAGTAGATTCCAACATCCGCGCGCGGCTGTGGCGGGCCGGCGCCGCGCGGGACTGAAGAGACGGCCTCGAGGAGAGTGATGCGATGGCAATCGAAGTGAGAGAACCGGAAAGCAATTTCACGCCGGCGCCCGAAGGGCTGCACGTCGCGGCCTGCTGCGACGTCGTCGACCTGGGCCTGCGCGACACCGGCTTCGGCGAGAAGCATCAAGTCGAGATCCGCTGGATGCTTGAGGATGAAAACGAGCGCGGCCTGCGCTACATCGTTCGACGGCGCTATACGGCGAGCCTGAGCGAGAAGGCCAGTCTCCGTAAGGATCTGGAGACGTGGCGCGGCCGCAAGTTCGCGCCGGCCGAGCTCAAGGGCTTCGATCTCGAGAAGCTGCTCGGCGCCGGGTGCCAGGTGCAGGTCGTTCACAAGATGACCGATCAGGGTAAGACATTCGCCAATGTGTCGGCCGTCATTCCGCTCGGCAAGGGCCAGCAGTCGCCCGGCGTCTCGCCGGATTACATCCGCGAGGTCGCCCGCGCGAAGGGCGGCGCGATGGCCGAGGCTGACGATGAGGCGGTGCCGTTCTAATGGCGACGCAGAAGCGCACGACGACGTCAAGCTCGCGGTTCTATCACATCGACGGCCACGATCTGCCGAGCGTGACGACGATCTTGTCGGCGATCGCCAAGCCGGCGCTCGTGAAGTGGGCCGAGAACACGGCGAAGGCGGCGACGATGGATGCGGCCGCCGATCTCTACATCGACTTGCAGCGCGTCGGGGGCGGCCAGCTCTCGCGCGCTGGCTACGTCGCGACACTCGAAGGCCGTCTCGGCAAGCAAAAGCAGACCGATCGCGAGATCGCTAAGGCGCAAGAGATCGGCACGCAGGCGCATGCGCTGGTCGAGTGGTCGCTGCGTCAGCGGCTCGGCCAGGCGGTCGGGCCGCGGCCGGCGGCGTCGAGCGCGGCCGAGTGGGCCTTTATGGCGTTTGAGGATTGGGCGGCGAGTGTCCAACTTGAGCCGCTCTTTACCGAGCAGACGGTCTGGTCGATCCGCGATGGCTACGCTGGCACGATGGATCTGCTCGCAAGGGTCAACGGCGAACTCGCCGTGATCGACTTCAAGACATCGAAGGCGGTCTATGCCGAATACCACCTGCAGGTCGCTGCATACATGGCGGCGCTTGAGGACATGGGTCACGAGCGACCAACGCGCGGCCTGATCGTGCGATTGCCAAAGTCGGAACACGATCCGGCCTTTGAGGTCGTCGCGGTCGACGATCCGGCGGCGCTGCTGGAAACATTCCGGCACGTCGCGGAGGTCTGGCGCTGGTGGCATGCGGCCGAAGAGGCCAGCCGCGCGGCATGGAAGGCGCGACAGCAAAGTGCGTAATTAGGCGCGGGGGCGCCGAAGGAGAGCAGCGATGAGAACGGCACAAGAATGTCGAGAGGCGCTGGAGCGGTCGCCGCTGTATCGCCGCCGCGAGCACGAGGCGATCTTGGCGCATCAAGTCGCGAAGATGCGCGCCTGGCAGTATTGCGAGGAAGATCCCAATCGCCAGAAGATCATGTTTCGGATCGTCGAGGTGCGCGCATGAGGCCCGATCATTGGGAAGTGCTGCGCGCATGGCTACGGCGGGAAATATCGCGCGCGCATGATTGCGCCGGGCTGGCCGTAGCGAGGCAGGATGCAATCGAACATCAGCGCGCGACGGAGCGCGTGCGATTTTTGCTGGAAGTGAGCGACCGCATGGGTTCGATCAGCCGGGCCAATCTGCGTCGGCGCGCAGCGAGGTCGGCGTGATGGCGCGGATTCGGACGATTAAGCCGGAGTTCTTCACGAGCCGCGATATCGTCGCGCTCTCTGAACTTGCGCGTCTGCTCTACATCGCGACCTGGTGCGAAGCCGATCGCGACGGTCGGCTGCGGTGGGATGCCGAGCAGATGCGGCTGCGCTACTTCCCGACGACTGGCGAGACGAAGCTGGCCGCGGCGGCGAAGGAACTCCTTACGCGCCAACTCATCGTGCCCTACGGCGACGGGCTGGCGTACATTCCGGCCTGGGAGCGGCATCAGGTGATTCCGACGCGCGAGTCGGCGTCACGGTTGCCGGCGCCGGACGGCCACGAGGCGCCGCCGGCAGACATGCCGAGCGGCGTCTCGGCAGGTCGACCTGCGTCGGACGATGACGCCGAGACGACCTTCGCGGCCTTCTGGTCGGCGTATCCGCGTCGGACAGCTAAGAGCGACGCGCTGCGTGCCTGGCGGCGGCTGGCGCCGTCGACCGCACTGGCCGAGGTCATCCTCGCCGATATTGCGCACCGCAAGACGACGCCAGACTGGCTGAAGGAACACGGACAGTTTGTGCCGTATCCTGCGACGTATCTCAACGGCCGGCGCTGGCAGGATGAGCCGGTCAGCCTCGATGCGCCGGCGACTGGGCCGAGCGTCGAGGACGAGATCGCGCGAACGGAGCGCCTGCGCGCCGATCGCCGACTGCTATTGGCCGGCAGTAAGGCATCGGCGTGACGACCTATCGACTGATTGAAGGCGACTGCCGCGCGTCGCTGCGAACCTTACCGGCCGAGAGTGTGCAGACGTGCGTGACCAGCCCGCCGTACTTTGGGCTGCGGGATTACGGGCACGACGGCCAGATCGGCCTGGAGACGACGCCTGATGAGTTCGTCGCAGCGCTGGTCGCTGTATTTCGTGAGGTGCGGCGCGTCCTGAAAGATGACGGGACGCTGTGGTTGAACTTGGGCGACAGCTATGGGTCGTCAAAGCAATTGCTTGGCGTCCCTTGGCGCGTGGCGTTTGCCCTACAAGCGGACGGATGGTATCTGCGGCAGGACATCATCTGGCACAAGCCGACCGGTATGCCCGAGAGCGTGAAAGACCGCTGTACCAAGTCACACGAATACATCTTTCTGTTGAGTAAGTCTCCGAAGTATTTGTTCAATGCGGACGCGATTGCGGAACCCATTGCGGAGAGTACGAAGAAACGCTGTCAACACGTGGTGGATTTCAACGAGCAGTTTGACCCGACCAAACATAAGCATACCGAAGGTGTGCAATTTCCGATGGAAATAATGACACGCGCCGCAAAAGGCTTGCTTGAACGCGGTGTGCGTAATCGTCGCTCCGTCTGGACTGTTCCGACGCGGCCGTATCGTGGCGCGCACTTCGCCACATTTCCACCGAAGCTGATCGAGCCGTGCGTGCTGGCCGGATCGCGTGAAGGCGATACCGTGATTGATCCGTTCAACGGGGCCGGGACGACTGGCCTTGTGGCGATCGGTCATGGCCGGCACTATATCGGCTGCGAACTGAACTCGGCCTATATCGAGCTGACGCGCGAACGGCTGCGCGGTGTCGCTCCGTTGATGACGACCGAGGTGGTGGCGTGAATCCAAACGATGCCTACGATCGGTTAATCGAGCGCACGCTTGAGGCCGAGCGCGCCGTGTTGGGCGGTATCGTCGTTGATCCTCGGCGCTATGACGACGCCGCCGAGATCCTCGGGGCCGACGACTTCTTCCGCGTGGCGCATCGCCTGATCTGGGAAGGATGCCGACGGCTGGTAGCCAAGAGCGTGCCGATCGACGCGCTGACGTTACGCGGAGTCGTAACGCCAGCCGAGCTTGACGAGATCGGCGGGCCGGCCTACCTCTTCGGCTTGGTCGACGGTGTTCCGCGGTCGAGTAACGTCGCGGCCTACGCGCGCCAGGTGAAGGACTATGCGCTGCGGCGCCAGATCGAGCAGCTCGGTCGCCAGCTCCTCGGCGAAGCGCAAGCCGGCGAGTCGGGCGGCGATCAGATCCTCGCGCAGGCCGAGGCGGCGCTGGTCGGCCTCAGAAATACGCAGCACGGCGGCACGCTGCTGGAACCCGAAGCGCGGGCCTCGGCGGTCTTCGCGGCGCTGGAGGCGGCGCAGCATGGCCGACAGCGTGGCGTGCCGACGGGCCTGGCCGCAGTCGATGAAATGACGTTCGGGCTGCGAGGCGGGCAATTGATCGTGCTCGGCGCGCGTCCGTCGCAGGGCAAGACGGCGCTGGCGCTGACGATCGCGATCGCGGCCGGCGACGTCGGGCCGGTGCTGTTCTGCAGCCTCGAAATGTCGGCTGAACAGATCAACCTGCGCGAGCTCTCGGCGCGCTCGGCCGTGCCGCATAGTGTCCTTGATGCGGGCCGGCTGGGCGATCGCGAGGCGGCCTACGTCGCCGATGGCATGTCGCGACTATCGGCCGGTCGCATCGCCGTGCTCGATCAACCTGGCGCGACGGTCGGCCAGATCCGGGCCGCGGCGCGCCGACTGGCGGCCAAAAGCGGCGTCGGCCTGGCGCTCGTCGTCGTCGACTATCTCCAATTGATGCGATCTGAACCGGGCGCGCGACCGGAAAACAGAACCCTCGAGGTGTCGCAGTTCTCGGCCGGACTGAAGATGCTGGCGCGCGAGATGCGCGTGCCGGTGCTGGCGCTGTCGCAATTGTCGCGTGAATCCGAGAAGCGCCAAGACAAGCGGCCGCTGTTGGCCGACCTGCGCGAATCGGGCGCGCTTGAGCAAGACGCCGATATCGTGATGTTGCTGCACAGGCCCGGCGTCTACGAGCGCAATCCAGAAGATACGCGCGCCGAGCTGATTCTGGCGAAGCAGCGGAACGGGCCGACGGGCATCGCGCGGTTGACATTCGACGCCGAGTCGATGCGATTCACGGATGAGAGGGTGATACGTGTCAATGGCTAACGTGCTCGATTGGCTCGCGACGACAATCATTGGCATCGGTTCGCTCAAGAATCTCTACGATGCATTGGATCGCGAAGCATGGCACGACGCGATCTGGGCAATGGTCATCGGCGTCATTGTGCTAGCGGCGGTGTGGCGATGAGCGACAAGGGCTGGAAGGCTTTCGAGCGCCGGCTGGCGCGCGATGTTGGCGTCGAGCGTATTCCGGTCACGGGCGAGCGTCACGGCGCCGATTTCGAGGACGCGATGTTCTGTTATCAGGCCAAGCTGCGCCGCATCGTGCCGAGCTGGCTCGACGCCTGGCTGGCCGGCATCCGTGGCAATGCGGCGCCAAAGGGCAAGATCGGCGTGCTACTTCTGAAGCGCCCGCGCATGCGCGACGACGAGACGCTGGTTGTCTTGTCCTGGCGCGACTGGATTGACCTACACGGAGAGCCGAAGTCGATTACGTCGGCGGCTTTGGATATGACGATAGGAAGGAAATAGCAATGCGCTATTTGTCTGTGTGCTCAGGCATCGAGGCCGCGACGTGCGCATGGCACCCGCTCGGCTGGTCGCCGGTCGCGTTCTCCGAAATCGACAAGTTCCCATCAGCGGTGCTCGCGCACCATTACCCGACCGTCCCTAACTGGGGCGATATGTCGAAGTTTCAGGAGTGGCCGGATGCAAATGTCGATGTTCTCGTCGGAGGAACTCCCTGTCAGTCCTTCTCAGTCGCCGGACTCCGAAAAGGATTGGCTGATCCTCGTGGCAACCTCATGCTCACCTATCTTGCCATTGCTGAACGCTATCGGCCCGAGTGGTTGGTCTGGGAGAACGTCCCCGGTGTCCTGTCATCGAACAAAGGACGGGATTTTGGAACCTTCCTCGGGGCGCTGGGCGAACTCGGGTATGGGTGGGCCTACCGAGTCCTGGACGCTCAGTATTTCGGAGTGGCCCAACGACGCCGCCGTGTGTTCGTTGTCGCAAACGCTCGAGGCTGGCAACGTGCCGCAGCGGTTCTATTTGAGCGCGCGAGCCTGTCGGGGCATCCTGCGCCGCGCCGAGAAGCGGGGGAAGGACTTGCCCCAAGCCTTGCGGCGCGCACTCAAGGCGGTGGCGGACTCAGCACCGACGCCGAACTAGACGGGGCACTGATTCAAGAAATCGCGAACCCGCTCACGGCACGCATGCACAAGGGCGTGAATACGACGTGCGACGAAGGGCAAACGATGATTGCCCACACATTGCGCGCCAGTTCTAATGTTAGCGAGGACGGCACGGGGCGCGGGGTGCCGCTGGTGCTCGCATGGAACAAGGAACTAAATGCTCGGCTGGAACTGTCGGGCGCAATCTTGCGTGGCGGCGACGGCGACCGGCACGCTGGCGTAGCTGTGCCAGTGGCCCATGCCTTCGACGCGCGGCAATCTGACGTGATCCAGTATGGCGACAAGACCGGGCCACTGGATACTGATGGCTCGTCAATCGCAGTCATGCCAGCGGTGCAGACCATGGCCGTCCGTCGTCTGACCCAGACCGAGCGTGAACGGCTGCAAACCTTTCCCGTTGGCCTGGACGAAGAGCAGAACGCGCTAGTGGAAGGTTTTGGCACCTTAAAGGCAAGACGCGAAAGTGGGGGGTTTCAAGGCGCAGTTATGACTCCGACGATGGCCGTCCGACGACTGACGCCTCGCGAGTGTGAGCGGCTGCAAGGTTTTCCTGACGATTACACACTCGTGCCATATCGCGGCAAGCCGGCCGCCGATGGCCCGCGCTACAAGGCTTTAGGTAACTCGATGGCCGTGCCGGTCATGGCGTGGATCGGCAAACGAATACAGATGGTCGCGGACGTGACGGCTACGACTACATGCGCAGAGGTCACGCGATGACCGGCCGCGCCGCCTACCTGCGCGCCTGGCGTGCCCGTCCTGATACCCGTGAGCGCCTGTCGCATGGCCTGAGCCGCTATACGGTCGGGTGCCGCTGTGACGTGTGCCGCGCGGCCGTGAGCGCCTGGCGCAAGCGCGACCGCATCTCACGTGCCGCCCGTGGCCTGTGCGCGAATTGTTCGCACGACGCGCTGCCCGATCGGGCGCGGTGCGCTAGCTGCCTGAAGCGCGCGCGGGGGGCATCCTGAGTGCCCGGACTAGATCCGATCAATCGTGGCAAGACGCTTGCGAGGCTCCCATGACTAACGCCGAACTGATCGCCAGAGTAAAGCAGCAAGAGTTCCACCTGCGAACTAATAGCCTTACCGCCGATGAGCGGCATGAACTCGCAGTTGCGTCTATTCGGTTAGCCTACGCCCTTGAACAGGTCACACAGGAACGCGACCGAGCGCGGGAGATCATGGCCTATGGATCGGTCGTCGGATTCAGTCGATCGCGATGATTGACCTGCACGGAGATCCAAGGAACGGCCTGGAGTTTGGAGAATGAGCCCGATCGCCGCACGGCGCGCCTGTCTCGAAGCTGGCTGTCTCGGCTACGCCGACCGTCACGGTCGGTGCGACATTCATGCGGCGCCGATCCTGGCGCGCGCCGCCGAACAACGGCGCCTCGAGCCTGGCCGGCGCTGGTATTACACGGCGCGCTGGGCCAAGCTGCGCGCGGCGATCCTTGCGTCCGAGCCGCTCTGCCGACATTGCACGGCCGAGGGCCGGATCACGGCGGCGACCGACATCGACCACATTGTCCGGCATCGCGGCCGGGCGCAGGTGTTCTGGTCAGCGCCGAACCTGCAGCCGCTCTGCCGCGCGTGCCATGCGGTCAAGACGGGCGAGGAGCGCGCGCGTGGCGGGGGATAGGGGGATGCGATCGCTGGCGGCGTTTGCTTGGAAAC